TACATGGTAATGCAACTTGGCTCAAATGGTTTATATACTTTGGACAATGAATACGGACAAAACGTCGGAGTTGAAGGCTTAAAATTTTATCAAGATACTTTGCTTCAACGTTTGGACGTAAAGAAGAAAAGAATTAAAGATTTGCTTTGCAATTACTCAACACCTTTGACCGCCTTTATTCCAAGCGCCATCGGTTGCCCTGATTCAACTTGCGACGAACACGAAGAAGAAATAACAGATATTTACAATACTTTAGGCATTGTGTTATGATAGAAAAACCAAAAAAAGAAAGGCGATTCCTTAAGGCATTAGGTCGCGTCGGTGAGATATTAATCCAGGAGGTTTTATTGAAAGTGGGTAGTAATTTGATTAAAAGAATTGGAGGCAAAAAAACATTGCCTTCGATTCTTTTTTTATTCCTATCCATTTCCCTTTTTGCCCAATTCCCAAACACAGGCAATAAGCAAAGATTAACGCATGGGTCATTCTTGATACGGTTAATTTAAAAATATATTCATTTGATTTTACTTCCAATGTTTGGAATCAATTACCATCAGGTTCAACAGTCGATACCACGTCTTTAAGCAATAGGATTGATTTAAAGGTAAATATTTCCGATACGGCTACAATGCTTTTGCCTTACGCCAAAAAAAGTTATGTCGATACGGCTGGCAGATTTTACGCGCGTCAAGATTTTACGAATGTTTCTTCCTCAACTTTGACATGGACACAAACGGACACATTAGTTCCAAATGGTGTAAACTTGGTGCAAGTTTACCGTAACGGACAAATACTATTACCAACTCAATACACCATACCAACCAATGCCTCAGTTGTCATCGGTGCAACGGCTTTTAAGTTAGGTGAAAATTATACGGTAATATTTCCAAAAGGCGGCGGCGGTTCGGGTAGTGGTGGAGGATCTGGATCACTTACCTCGATTTCAGGAGGGACAGGAATACTTGTATCACCTGACCCAATAACAACCACGGGCACGGTATCTGCTGACCTAAGCGTTTTAATGGAGTTGACAGATACAAGTTTATTGAACCTAAGTACAAGATTTAATACAAAGCAAAATACTTTAATTTCAGGAACAAATATAAAAACCGTAAACTCAAACAATTTATTAGGTTTAGGAAATATAAGCGTAGGAACATTGGTTGGAACTGATACCGTTTCCTTATCAAATAGAATAGATGCTAAAGGAACTGGAACAGTTACAAGCGTTGGCAGCGGCTTCGGTTTACTTGGTGGTACAATTACAACGACAGGTACTTTGGTTCTTGATTCGTCGGTTGTATTTTCACGCATACGGGATTCCATCGTTGACGTTGCTATTGGGAATGATACCATAAAGATTTTAAAACAAGAATACGCACCAGCCCTAACAAGTGTTTTGACTTGGACGATAACGCCTAAATTTCCGATTCAATTAAAGGCTTATATATTGGTATTTAGGAATGGTCAACTATTAAATAATGACCAATATAACCTAACTGATACAAATCAAATTACAATCGTTTCAACCTCGTTTAAAATTGGTGCTAATTACACGGTTGCAACGGTCAGCGGAATTGGTTCGGTTGGTTCAGCTCAAGGTGACCCTATTAAATAAACAATGCAGCTTTCACGGGCACAACGACAAAGACATTAACCTTGACCCAATTAGACGGCGGGACATTTACGCCAACGTTTACCGATTTGCAAGGGGTCACGGGTGTCACGGCGGGAACAGGATTAACCGGTGGAACAATTACCACAACGGGCACGGTTGCGGTTGATTTTACTACGGTTGCGCCTTTAGCAAGTCCAACGTTCACGGGTACGGTTGGAGGTATTACTAAAAGTATGGTCGGTTTAGGAAATGTAGATAATACAACGGATGTAAATAAACCAATATCGAGCGCAACACAAACGGCGTTAAATTTAAAGTTTAATACCGCAGATACAACATCGTTAAACCTCACTTCCAGATTTGCAGCAAAGCAAAACATATTAAACGGCACAGGATTTGTTAAGGCATCGGGAACAAATATAACCTTTGACAATTCAAGTTACCTTCGCACGGGCTTAGCTGATTCGACGTATTTGAAATTGACAGGGGGAACACTAACGGGGGCGTTAAATGGTACAACGGGAACATTTACAACTCGTTTAGGTGTTGGTAGTATAGGAGCATCATCTGTTCCAACTTTGTTTACAAGTGGTTCTGGAGACCAAGAAGTACATTTTACACATAATGATAATATACAAGGAAGAAAAGTAAGTTTAAGATTAACAAATAATAATAGTGGATTTTATACCTTTGGTGGATTAATTTATGCTTTACAAGGAGAAGGATTAAATCAATATAATAGAATGACTTTAGGAATTAATACAACTGAAGTTTTACATTTGACAAGGTTTTCAAGAGTTGGAATAATGAATAATTCTCCATCATATACTCTTGACGTAAATGGCACATTTAACGCAAGCGGAAATAGTTTAATAGGCGGCACACTTGGAGTAACAGGCGCAGCCACGTTATCAAGTACCCTTGCCGTGACTGGCAACATTACCGAAGGCGGCAACAATGTTTTAACCAACCTTGACACGGCTTCTTTATCAACCCGCATTGATGCAAAGTTAAGCGGAACAGACACAACCTTTCTTTCAGATAGAATAAATTTAAAATACAATAGTTCTGGTGGAACAATATCGGGAGCGGTTACCCTTTCCACAACCACGGCAACGCCTACAAGTTTACTTGGCAAAGATGGTAGCAATGTAGTTGGAGCGGTTACAACGGTGGCGCAAACAGGACTTTTTGGTAGAGGTTCAGTATCAAATGAAGTAACTGATGCAAATGGAAATATTACGGTTGCGCATGGGTTTAACTTTACTCCTATAATGGCATTTGCAAATCTTCCAGGACAAACAACTAATATTATAAATGTCAAAAGCGTTGATGCTACTAATATTGTTTTTGTTGTCAGAGATGGAGCAACAAACAACGTATTAAATACGCAAACGGTAACTAAAATTGAATTTTTTGCAATAAAATAAAAAACATGAAACAACTCCTTTCCCTCTTCCTCATCCTTGTCCCTTGCCTTGCATTGGCACAGTACCCGAGCAATGGCAACCAAAAAATAACGCTTGGAGAACAGACGACTGCCGACGGGCTTATTTATCGGGGTGTGGCGGCAACTGACACGGTGCGAAAGCCTTCCATTGACACAATGGCTTACATGGTTCTTGATACCACTACAAATATAATGTGGCATTATAAAAAGGCAACGAGTAATGCGTGGCTGCGTGTTGGTGGTTCTATTTCATCAGGATTAACGGGCACTCTGCCTGTGGCAAATGGGGGAACAAATACATCAACGGCCTTTACAGCTGGTTCAGTTGTTTTTGCTGGTGCAAGTGGTACATATACACAGGATAATTCAGGTTTATTTTGGGATAATACAAACAAAAGGTTAGGCATTGGAACTTCAACTCCTATATCAACATTAGATTTAAATAAAAGTACTGGTAATTTAAGATTTTCAGTAAATAAAGGCGCTAACAAAGTAGTAAACTTTGGCTCTGGAACAGAGGGAGCAGGTATTTTTGGAATATTACAAATTTATAATACAAACCAAGAAACACCTGATATACAATTTCTTGCAGGTGTTGGTAGCCATATTATAGGTAGCCTTGGACTTGGTATTACAGCACCAACTGAAAAACTACACGTTGTAGGCAATGCAAGGATATCGGGATTAGCCAACGCATCTAATCCAGTAAATGTACAAGTTGATGTAAATGGAGTATTGGTAAGAACATCATCTATTGAATTAAAAGAACATATAGAAAGTTTACCTTATGGATTAAATGAAATTTTGCTTTTACAACCGTCAAAATTTAACTATAAAGATAAATACAAATATGGAGAAGGATATGATATTGGCTTTATTGCTGAAGATGTGAATAATGTTATTCCCGAGGCTGTTGGCACGGGAGTAGAAAGTGATATATTTATGGATAGCGTTAAAATTATTCCCGTTTTAGTCAAAGCCATACAGGAGCAAAACTCCCTCATCAAAGCCCTTGAACAAAGAATTATTAACCTCGAAAATAAATAAAATGAGATACTTATTTTTATTCCTTCCCTTGTTTTCCTTTGCGCAAGACGTTGTCAAAGACACGGTGTATATTCAAAAGCAAGGAAACATTTATTACATTATTCAGCAAACGACTTTGTCTGATTCAACAGTTACAGGCTCAAAGCAAATATTGGGCGATAGCGCAACTGCTATTAACAACCTTGTTACCGATGCGGAAAGGCAAAGTAACACTATCGCCATTCATGCAAAGCCTATTATCACAAAAGGTAAAGCGGTGCAAAGGATTAATTATTACAATGATTTGCACGTTCAAATTAGTGGTAAGCCTGTGTATTTTACAACGGCACAAAGAGATACGGCAAAGTTTCTTGGCGATTGGAAATTAAATTTTAACGGTGAAATTATTGATGGAGTTATTCAGTTAAACAATAATCAACGTTTAATTTTTAATCCAGACAATAGCAAAGTTTATTCTATTTCAACCAACTTACTTTTATCTACATTTACCAATCAAATTAGCTTTAACTTTAACGGTGTTAAATACGACTTGTATAAATACGCCAATGGCAAGTTTGCAACCGTTGACGGAGATGTTAGGCTAATAAAACTTGAATAATGAAAGCAGTTATTTACAACATTTTTAAACTTGGTTACGATGGCATTGCCTATTCCATTTGTTGCGGAGTGATATTCTCGTTTTTTCTACCCATCAAACATTTCTTGATTTTTACCATCTTCGTAGTTTTTGCGGACACGGTGACGGGAATCCTTGCGGCAAAGAAAAAGGGAGAGGCGATAACAAGCAAAGGGCTTTATCGGACATCGCAAAAGGTGGTAACCTATTTCTGCGGTATCATGATTTTTCACGGGGCAAGTATTACTTTCGGACTGCCATCGCAAATAACCTATTCTGTCAGCTTTATCATTGCAGCCACGGAATTGTTTAGTATTTCGGAAAATATAAAGTCCATAACTGGAACAAATATTGGTACTATTATTCTTAGATTTTTCAGACGTTAAAACAATGGAGAAAATAATAACGCATTCAATGATTTTAGAAACTTTAAAAAAACATAATATGCAGACTAATTTAAAAGAGGCTTTAAAATCAGCCGACACAATTAAATCACCTTTAGGTGACGTGGCTTGTTACTCAATGAACTTTGCGGAACTTGCTTCAGAGATAAATGTTTATCTTGAAGGCAACAAAGTAAAATTTACTTGGCGGGAATACGTAAAACTTGCTCAAATCATTTGGGACAAAATTAAGGAGACAAGCCGAGAATGTGCTGGGAAGGAGATTCAAGTAAAAGTTCCCGCTAAATTTGGACTTATTTCAGTAGCTTTTCAAGTAATCGGATTTAAATTATAGGCGCAGACGATTCGCTACCTTATGCGTTTTACAGGGCGGTGCATTGATTTGCGTCGCCCTTAAAAATATAAAAATATGAAAGCAAGTAAATTTTGTGTATTCCTTGACGCTGGTCACGGCGGCATCGACCCAAAGAAAAAGTTACCGTTTAATTATACAACCTATCCATCAAAGTGCTTCCAGCATAACAACTCAAAGTTCCACGGTTATGGCTGGTTCTTTGAGGGCGTGTTTAACAGGGAAGTCGCTGCAAAGATTGAGCAGTATTTAAAAGACTGGGGATTCTCGGTAATAAATGTTTACGACCCTGTCATTGATGTTAGCTTAACTAAGCGCGTAGCAAAGGCAAATATAAATGCCAAGAATTATGAGGCTTCGTTGTTTCTTAGTATTCACGGAAACGCGGCAGGATCGCCAACGGCAAGGGGCTTTGAGGTGTTCACGTCAAGGGGACAAACGAAGGCTGATATTTACGCCACCTTTCTTTTTAATGAGGTTCAGGAGGCATTTCCAAAATGGTTGTTTCGAAGCGATACGATTGATAATGACCCAGACAAGGAAGCTAATTTCTTTGTCCTTAGTCAAACAAATATGCCAGCCGTGTTATCGGAAAACGGTTTCTTTACAAATTACAAAGACGCGTTGATGATGTTTGACCC